GTCGCGCATTATGCAGGGCGGCTCCCAATATGGGAACTTGGCACAGACTGCGGGCCAACTCACCGGCCAGCAGATGCAGAACCTTGCGAACCTTGGGCAGACTACTGGTCAGCTCACTGGGCAGCAGATGCAGAACCTTGCCAATCTTGGACAGATGCAGACGCAGGCTGGTCAGGCTCAGCAGCAGTTCGGGCTCAGTGCCGCGCAAAGCGCGCAGGCCGCCCAAGCGCAGGATTATCAGCGGCAGATGAGCGCGTTGTCTCAGATGGCTGGCATGGCTCAGCAGGAGCAGGGCATGCGTGCGGCAGATGTCGCGTCTCTGGAGACTGCCGGTGCGGCCCAGCAGGCGCAGAATCAGCGAGACTTGGACGCAGCACGTGCTCAGCACATGGAAGAGCAGCTCTATCCGCAGCAGCAGATGGACTGGCTCAGCACGCAAATTCGTGGATTGGCGCCGATCACGCCGCAGACACAAATTCAGTCTTCTTCGACCACTGGTGCGACTTATAATCCCTCGCCGCTGTCACAGCTGGCAACGGGCTTGTATACGTATCAGGGTCTGCAGAACATGGGTTAAGGAGAGGTCATGGGACATGAACTTCAAAAACTGAAGCAGCTATACGGGGTCTCAACCCCGTCCATGGCCAACTATTCCGGAACTGCGGCTCCGGGAGCGGCTCCGACTGCTGTGAAAGAACTGCTTAAACCTGCAGACCTGCGGGCTCAGCCGGTTGAGCCAATCAAGCCGACTAAACCCAAAAATAACGCCCCGGCAGAGGAAAAAGCCGCCTATGAAGCTGCCATGGCACAATACAACACCAATAAGACCGCATATGATGCGGACTTGAAGGCGTGGAAAACCGAAAAGAGCACATACGATACGGCGATCAAAGACTATAACGCCGCCCTGCCGCAGTACGAAAAAGACCTCGCTAAGTACAACGCTGATAAGGCCGCTTTTGACGAGCAGGTCCGCAAGTACGGCTTGGATCGTGCCGCCTATGATAAGTACGCCGCCGACTATCAGAACCGGATCGGCAACACGAACCTGTACAATCAGGCGCAGTTCAGCACGACCGGCGCCAACGTCCCGGCGTTCACCACGTATTCTGACGCGCAGAAGGCCGCGATGGGAATGCCGCCTGTGCAGCAGGCGCCTGTTGCGCCGCAGCCGGAATCAGACGTCGGTGGATTTATCCACTACTGGACTAGAGATGAAAACGGCAACATAACCGAACATGGCGGAAATCCTAACCCTGTGCCACAGCCCGGCCCGCAGGACTTCGCTGGCATCGGTCAAGGCGGCTTGAACCAGCAAATCCAGAACTACATGGGCACGAACCCGTCCATGCCTGACCTGCAAGCCATGCAAATGCGTTACGGCATCAGCGATTACGACATCCGCAACGCCATGGGCACCGGGACGCAGTACGGCGCGCCGCAGTGGCAGGACACGATCAAGGCTCCGATCTATAGCACTCCGACGGTCAGTTCGCCGCTTGGCGTAGTGGCGGACACGCTGAACGGGACCAACACGGGGACGACCACCGGGACGACCACCGGGACCAACACGGGGACGACCACCGGGACCAACACGGGTACGACCACCGGGACCAACACGGGCACGACGGCCACCGTCTATGACCCCAATCAAACGTATTGGGACGACCCGAATTGGTATGGTTCGGCTGCATGGCAAGAGTGGAAGTCAAACAACCGAGCCCGTGGTGGCTACATCAAAAGCTACGCCCAAGGCGGCTCAGTCAAAGGCTACCGCCCCGGCGGCCCGGTTGACATGCTCTACGGCGGTGCTGGCAATGACGAGATGATGGGCCGCCCTGCAGGTGACAGGCTGACCACGCCTGCGCCAGCTCCCGTTGACCCCATGGCCGAAATGCGAGCGATGCTTGATCTCTACGCAGCCCCTACCGTCACCAGCGAACAGATTGCTGCTGCCGCCGAGCGTCGCGTCGCAGAGCAGAAAGCGTTCGAAGACATCCTGCGCTCGCAACTGCAGGACACCGACGGCGTTCCGATGTCCAAGGCCGAGAAGTATTTCCGCCTTGCGGCAGCGTTCGGCGCGCCCACGAAGACCGGACACTTTGCCGAGAACCTTTCCCTCGTGGGCAAAGAGATGGCCGACCAGTTGGCGGCAAGAGCCGAACTTGAGCGCGAGGCTCGTGAGAAGAGACTAGGCGTTGATCTGGAGATCCAGAAGATGCGCATGGAGGCGGCTGGCGAGGATTACGACTTGCTGCAAGGCTTGCAGGCCGATGAAGCCAAGTACCGTCGGGATGTGGCCAAAGAACTGCTCAAAGAGCAGATGGAGGCTGGGAAAAATAAGTTCCGCCGAGCAACGGCAGAAGAAGCGGCGGCGTATAACGCGGCAGCTGGGCAGTTTGGCCCGGACGGTCGCTTCTATGCAATTGACGTCCCGCAGGGCATGACGATTGAGAGTGACGGCGCTGGTGGTGTCCGCATTGTGCAGGGGCCAACCGGCACCGGAGGGTCCGGTAAACCGCCGACCGAGGGCCAACTTGCGGGCGCTGGATATCTGCAGCGAATGACGGCATCTGAAGAAATTCTGCGTGATACGGAGCGTCGCGAAGGTGTAGTCTCTATCCCGGTTGAGAAGACCATTTTGATGGATACGGGGATTGAAGGTTACGTTCTAAACTCCACCGAACAGCAGCTCGCTCAAGCGCAGCGCGACTGGGTTCGGGCAAAACTTCGCAAGGAATCTGGTGCCGTCATCGGCGCAGAAGAAATGGCCGCTGAAATTAAAACCTACTTCCCACAGCCGGGGGAAGGGCCTGAAGTCATCGCCCAAAAGGCCGAGGCTCGTCGCCGCGCCGAGCGTCAGATGCAGATTGGTTCGGGAACCGCAGCAGAGCAGGCTGGTGACATTTCACAGCCATATGCAGCGCCGATCCGCGCTGATGAGCTGGCGCGCGCAGGGATTGGTGGTGGCCCGGCATCTCAACCCGTCGTGATTGATGGCGTTACCATTCGAAAGGTGAACTGATGGCCGACTTTGAGCTGACGCTGCCCGATGGCAGCAAATACGCTGTCACCGCCGACACCGAGCAGCAAGCCTTCGCTGCTTTGCAGAAAATGCTTGGAGGCTCCATCCCGCAGCCAGAACCCGAGCGCGGCCTTTTGGGTCGTACCGCAGATTGGTTTTCTGGCGCCAATCGAGAAGAAAACATCGGCGGCCCGCTCTCTCTTGAGCTGCCGATGACGTCTGGGCAGTCTGCTCAGATGACCGCGCTCATGGCTACGACAATGTCGCCTGATCGCCTCAAGTCTGGCATCCTGAAAATTGAGCCTGACGCTCAGTTTCGCGAAGACAGTTTTGGTAACCTTGTCGCCCTTTGGCCGAGAAAGGACGAGAGCGGGAAGGTCACGGGCTATCAGCAGTTCTACCCGAACCCAGCTGGCCTTGACGTCTCCGACGTTATGCGCACATCGGGAGTCGTCGCGGCGGCAACACCTATTGGGCGCGCACTGAAGGTTGTTGGCCTACCTACGACTGGCCTTTTGGGTGGCGCAACCATTGGCGCAACTGAGGCTGCGCTAATTGAGGGGGCAAGTTCCCAGCTTTCCGACGCGCCATACCAATACTCTGACATCCCTTATGGCGCTCTGGGTGGCGCTGGCGGTGAAGTCCTCGGACGCGCGGTACAGAGACTTGTCGGGATCATCAGGTCTGCTGGGCCTCAATCTGTTGTGGACGCATCAGGCAATCTTCTCCCCAAATATGCTGAAATTGTCAAAAAAGCTGGTCTCGACCCCAATCAGGTTTCTGCCGCCGTCGCTGCCGACATCACAAATATGGTGAGGTCGGGGGCCGAGGGCAGCCAAGCGGCGATCACTGCTATGTCTCGCGGGCTTCCAGTGCCTGTCCCTATGACAAAAGGTCAAATCACCGGCAGCGCTGGTCAGCAGCTCTTTGAAGATATGGCTGGCAAGGAAGTATATGGAAAAACTGCCGAGGCGCTGATCACTCGCCAGCGCCAGCGCCAGCAAGAAGCTCTGACAGAAAATCTTGACCAAATCCTTGAGGGGCTACGCCCCGGCTCTGCACCGATTAGCAGGGGCGTGGGCGGCATCAATGCGCAAGAGGCGCTTGTGCTCGCAAGGAAGGCGGAAGGAGCTGAGGCAAACCGTCTCTACACTGAAGCGCGCGAAACTACTGCCATGGTGGACCCGGACGCCGCGCTTGACATAGCAGACAGTATGCGCGGCGCATACTCAGAAGGTTACAGCCCGTCCACTGCGCCAATCATGTTCAAACTCCTTGATGAGTTTGACACCATTTCATTGGGCGGGAAAACCCCATCAGGAACCGTAGCGCCGGGCGACATCAGGACCATGATGGAGTGGCGGCAAAAGGTCTCCAACCTGCGGAAAGGGCCGCCAACTGTAGAAGCCTCCGCTGCTACAGATGTTTTAAAAAAGTTCGACGATCAAGTTGAAAGCGCGATAAACGATGCTCTGCTGGCTGGAGATGCTGATGCCGTTGCAAAGTGGGGACTAGCCATTAGCAATTATGCAGACTTTGCGTCAAAATGGAAAAGCAAGGGCGGCGTCCTGAACCTTTTGACTGAAAAAGTAACCCGTGACGGCGAACGAGTTTTGAAGATTGCACCTGAACAGGCTGCTGATGTTATTTTTGGGGCGACCGTTAGTGGGCTTGCTAGCAAAACTGGCTTAGCTCGAGACTTGACAACACTGAAATCAACGCTCCCCGATGACGAGTGGAACCAGCTTCGGCAGGATGCTTTTATTCGCCTTATGGACACGTCTAAGGGGGCATTCCGCAGCGGAGAACAGCAGGTTTCTGGCGTCAACTTTAAGAAGGCGTGGGAGAATTTGCGTGAGAAAAATCCCAGCGTCGTGAATGCTTTGTTCACCCCTGATGAGCGAAAGCTGTTTCAGCAATTTGCAGATGTCTCGGCTCGTGCAACCAATACCGCTGTCAATGCTTCTAACTCGGCAGCTGCGATGGGTGGGATCATCCAGAGGCTTGCGTCATCGTTTGGCGGAACTCAACTCGCTCGCTTCATGATGACTGTTCCTCTCGCGCGCGGTTTTACCGAGGCACTGGGTGGCGCTAGGGCGGTCGGGGCGACAAAAGGGGTGGCCCCGCTTCCAAGAACCCCGTTGACAATTGGTGGCGCTGGGCTGGGGGCTGCGGCGGCTAACACCGAAGAAGGGCGCAGGCAGATTAATTCAATTCCGCCTGTTGTCGGTAACACGTACAATAAACTCATGGGCCTTCTCGTGGATGAACAAGGTTTCGCTCGCGGCGGCGACGTGAAGCTTCAGAAGCCCGCTTCTGGCCCTCTGGCGTCCATCTCTCAGGGTCTAAGGCAGTCTGCCATGCGCTCAGCACCGCTGCAGGCTATGGCACGCGGCCAGAGGGGGATGCTTTAGCGATCGACCAGCCCGCCGATCTTCCGTAGGTTTAATCGTGAGGGGCGCTAATGGTGGATGGTGAGCCGTAGCGCAGTCTGACCGTCGACCAATACAAAACCGCAGGTTTCGTATGCGCCCCTCGTGATAAATTTATCGGGTCAGTTTGCGGCCCGCAATCGCTTTTTCCTCGGCCTCGGCCTTGATGCGGGTGATCTCTGGTAGATTTTGCTCGGCCATATATTTCAATAGCTCGTACTGCTCACGGGTCACCCAAAAGCTGGGTGACTTGACGTACCCAGCAAGCCTCAAGGCTCGCGCTCCGGGGCTGTTGCTGGCTTCACGGGGCATTGTCCACCCGCCTGCCGTGCGTGATGTTCTTCTGGCCCCGGACCTTGGAGTTGTCCCACGTCCAGCACTCGCCGTTGCTGTCGTTGAAGCAGACCCAAAGCAGGTTATGCTCAGGCCCATAGTCCATGACGAAGTGCGCCAGAGCGGAACCCTTGGGCGTGTCCAAGGGGATAGGCGGGTTGAGTTGCAGGATCATGTCTGTTTTCCATCCTCGATCAATTCGTGCTGCACGATGGCCAGCACACCCACGGCAGCGGCCAGCGTCACCCGCCCGCTGTATTCATAGATCAACTGCCTGATGCGCTCGGCCATCTCGCCCGTCACGTCCTCGGCCCTCTGGCCCGCACCGGGTATGACTTTCAGGGTCATGGCTTTCTCCCCGTCAGCGCCACCAAATCCTGAAGGTCGAGTGTGATGTAGCAGTAATTGTCTTTGCCGATCCCCAGCAGGACTTCATACTCGTGCGGGGTGCGGTAGGTCGGTGCCTCGGTGACCCCGTTCCGCCTGACCAACTCGCGCAGTAGGTCTTCGTCGGAGTACCTCTTTATGGTTTCCGACATGTTCAGGGACTCCATCAGCCCGTCGATGATCTTCTGTCCGCTCATGTCTTCTCCTCCTTCACATTCGCCCGCAGATACAGCCGCTTCGACCCGGCCCCGCACGTCGGGCATTTGGTTTCGCGGACCAGCTTGCTCAGCTTCTTCACGTCCATCGGAAAGACGGCATCGGGGGTGCTGAAGTTGGTGTCGCAGTCTCCGCAGCGGAAGTGCATGCGCTTGTCTAGGTCAGTCATTTCTTCTCTCCCTCAATCTCCGCGATGATGGCGCGGGCTGTTGAGCAGCCGCACTCACCCGCAATCTCCCGCAACCCCTCCACCGCCTTCGCCAGCTTGGCGTCACGGTCGTCCATTAACTCCACCAAGGCTTCGTTCAGGTTAATTAGGGCTTCGATGCGGTCGGCGGCTTCGTCCATGTAATGGTTTGCCATTGGGGTGTCGCCTTTCCGCAGCCGCTTCACCAGTTCTTCGTCGGTCATTTCAAAACACTCCTGACCTTATTCTCAAAGTTCGCCTGAGCGGCATCTGTGGCTGACAGAACGTCAACGTATTGGTCCAACGCAATGCCGCCGGGCATCCCAAGATACACGCCAACCTTGTCGTCAAAGCGGTGCAGTTCGTATGTGCCGACGATGCTATATGCGACAAGCCATAGGCCGCCAGTTGCGCCTTCTGGGATGGTCACGTCGCGCCAGATCAGGCTTTTGATTTTAACTTGTTCGCTCATTTCCGCCCCCGCTCCCAAGCCTCCCGCGACAGGCGGTTCGCCAGCGCGTCGATGTCCTCGACGCTGATCTGTCGATTGGCCATGATGGCCCAGTAGACCAAGTCCATGAACCGCTTGGGCGGCAGCACGGATGCCGCGTTACTGATCCCCAGTGCCGCCTCTGCCTGCACGTCACGGTGCGGCATGACCGCCTGCTTCTTTCTCCAGAACATATTGATCTCCCTAGTGTGTTGTTTGCTTGCTTTTCATTTCGTCGTGCAGGTCTGCCGTCATCCGAAGACCGAGCGAAATCCTGTCTTTGCTGATGCCCTTGGTGTCGCCGTAGGTGTAAATCGCGGCGATCAGAGACGAGATTATTTCCCTCGGGTCTTCTTGGTAGGCGCTGTAGATCGTCAGCGTCAACGCGCACAGTTCGGCCTCGTCCATCTCATCGGGCAGCGCGTCCATCACGGCAGTCAAGTGAGCGTCTGTCATGTTCTTGCTCATGCCAGCACCCGCAGGTCCATAGCGTCCAAAGCCCACAGTTCTGTGTGTGGCAGCCGCATCGTACGCAGCTCTGCCTCCACGTCCCTCACCTCGGCTCCCAGCGCGTTGGCCAGCTCGTAAACCGTCGCCGCCCCGTTGCCGAGTTCGGCGCGGATGCGGTCCCGCAGGCTGGTGTCGGACGTCGCATCCTTTTCGCTGCCGTGCAGCGCGATGCAGAGCCACGGCGTCTTTTCTGGCTGCTGGATGTTCGGCACGAGGTTGGCCATGATTTTCATGCCGGGCCGCACGTTGGCTTCCAGAGCCAGCTTGGACGGGATGAAGATGTTTTCGGTCATAGCATCCGCCCGCACGGCGAAGGTGGTGCCGGTCTGGAGGCGGTTCGTTACAATGATCTCAACGGGTTGCATTTGCATCACTCCACCCCCAGCCGATCCAGCGCGAAGAACGATTTCTTGTACGACGCGATAAGGCGGTCAACGCGGTCGATCTTGGCTTTGAGTTCCGGCGTGGGCCTAGTGTCGTTGTAAATCGTCAGCGTCTCGCGGTAATCCCACAGCGCGGTCAGCACGATGTGGGTGTCCATTGCTCCGAGTTTTACAGCCATCTCACCACCCCATCCCGTGGCCAAAAAGAAGGCCCGCGTAGAGCATTACGAAAAGGCACACGGTGCCGATCATGGCGGAAAGTACGTCGCGGATACGCATGGTTTATTTTCCTTTGTTTGCATTAATTGCGGCGATCAAGCGCAGGCGCAGTTCAGCGCGGCGCAACAGAAACATGATCTCGCCAGTGTCGTGGTAGTTCGGGTGGTCGTCGGTGTAATTGCGCTCGATGTCGCGGTCGATACACTCCAGAGCCGCTTCGGCCTGCTCCAGAGTGATGAGGATGGTTGGGTCTGACATGTTGTTAGTTTCCTTCAAAACGGCGGCTCTTCGCCGGGGTAAGTCGGTTTCCACTGGGGCGGCGCGTAGGCCGCTGGCTGGGGGCGGGGTTTTGGCGGGGCGATGACGCCCAGCCTGCTGAGTTCAAGTTCTAAGTCGGTCATGCGGCGACCGGGCGTGAAATCTTGGTTTGCTTCACGCCGTCGCGGCTGTCGTGGTCTTTGATGGTAGCTTTGACCGAGACCGCGTTGCCCTTCTCGCCGAGCAGGTTGGTGCCCTTGTAGACCACCACATTGCCGTCGACGTCATGCATGACGTGCAGGTAGCTGGTGCCGTACATGCCCGACATCTCGAAAACCATGCGGATGGTCAGGTCGAACACGCGACGCTGGCCGATCTCGCCGATCCAGCCCGACTTGTCGGCGTCGGCCTGACGCGCCTCTTCGCGAGCCTTGGCGCGCTCTGCCACGCGGGCTTCGCCACGCTCGATCATGGCCAGCACGACCTTGGTCTGGCCTTCGGTCAGGCCGCCCCACTCGTTCACGCTCGAACGCATCTTGCCGTAGAACTCACCGAGGCTGGCCTTTACGACCGGATGAGTGGCGTCGAATTTGCCATCATCACGATACGTCGGCTCGAACTCGTCCAGCTCGAACAGGAACGCATTGGCACGCGCGCCGTCGGCGGTGGCCAGCCATTTGGCTGCGCGGGTCTTGCGGGCGTTGATGCTGATGTTGCGCGCGATAGCAGCCTCGTAAGCTGCTTCGTTTTCGACGTAGTGTTTCCAAGTTGCCATGGTCGTCTCCTTGTTTGCTAGTTCGTAGGACCACAATACAGCCTACTACACCTCATGCAAGCAGAAAAATGCACTTGACGCATATTTTTTTAACAAATAGACAGATCGAACCGAAGCACAGGAGGGCGCCGTGAAGGCTCAAGATTTAATCAGACAATGGGCGAAAGACGGCGGGCGCAAGCTCGGCTGGCTGGCCGACCAAATCCCGGTCGCCAAATCCAGCATGTCACGCTGGATGCAGGGCGGCATCGTGCCGGGCGCGATCTACCGCAACCGCATCGCCCAGATCACCGGGCTGGAAAGCCTGCGCGACCGGGAGCCGTGGAAATGAACCGGGCCGAGATTTTGGACACCGCCAAAGAGTACGTCACCAAGGATCGTGACGCCACGCACGGGGACGCGGAGAGCAACTTCAAACACATCTCTGAGTATTGGAGTGTGTATCTTGGCGTGACTGTTAATCCCCATGACGTGGCCGTGATGATGACCTTGTTGAAGATCGCGCGCATCGACTCTAACCCCGGCAACGCGGACAACTGGATCGACGGCTGCGGCTATCTGGCCTGCGGCGGCGAGATTGCGGTGGCATCCTGATGGCCCTCTACATCGGCATCGACCCCGGCAAGACCGGAGCCATCGCCGTCATGGACGGTGACGACATGAGCGTGCGCGTCTTCGACATGCCCGCCACCATCGAAGAAAAGCGCGCGATCCTGTCCGAGATCGGTGCAGTACGATGCGCGTGGGTGGAGAAACCGTTTTTCCCGCGAATGATCGGAACGGCCAACGTAGCCCGCATCGCGCAGGCTTTCGGCGAATTGAAGGCCTGCCTGTTCTTCGCGGGCATCCCGACGAATGAAGTTCCGCCAGCCGCGTGGAAGAAGCACTTCGGCCTCTCGACCGACAAGGACGCATCCCGAGCTTACGCATCAAGCGTCTTCCCGGATCAGGCGCACCTGTGGGCGCGCAAGAAAGACGACGGGAGGGCCGAGGCAGCCCTGATCGCGTATTATGGGTGGAGGAAGAAATGACGGGAGACGAACTGAGGGCTTTGATCGCCAAACTTGAGGCGACGCACGGATCGGACGTGGACTTTTATGCTGGCCGGATTTGGGCGATGCGTGATCGCTTCATCCTTGGCCGCATTTTAAACAACGAAATCCGCTACCCCAAGCAGCCCAAAACGGACAAAAAGGAAAGCCTGAAAAAGAACGCAGAGGCGCGCAGGGTCACGATGTATGAGATGCTTCAGAGCGGCTTGAAGCGAAAGGACATCGCGGCAAAGTTTGGCATTTCAGTTTCGCGCGCTAGCCAAATGATACTGGGACATGAACGGATGTTAAAACGGAAACAAAGGATGGAAAACGAACAATGAGAACCGACCTGACCAACAAGGAATACCACGCCCACCCGGCGATCTCGTCCTCGGACGTCAAGGCGGTCCACACTAAGTCGCTGGCCCACTGGAAGGGCAAGGTCCGCAAGGAAACCTCGGCCTTCGCGCTGGGCAGCGCCGTCCACGCCCTCGTGCTGGAGCCGGAAAAGAACTTGGTCGTGCGTGGCCCCGAAGACCGCCGAGGCAACAAGTGGAAGGAGGCCAGCTTCGCCGCCGACATTGAGGGCCAAATCCTGCTGCCCGAGGGCGAGTTCGACTTGGCAGCCCGCATCGCCGATGCCGCGAAGGCTCACCCTGTCGTCGAACAGTATCTCGGTGATCCGACATTCGTGGCCGAGGCCAGTTTCTTCGGCATTGATCCGGCCACCGGCGTCGAGATCAAATGCCGCCCCGACGGCTACCTGCCGGACTATGGCATTGTGTTCGATCTGAAAACCACCACAGACGCCAGCCCAGACGGCTTCCCGCGCGAGGTTCGCAAGTACGCATACGACGTGCAGGCTGCCTTCTACCTGCGCGCACTGCGTGCCGCTGGCTACAAGGCCGACAGCTTCATGTTCATCGCGGTCGAAAAAGAGGCACCCTTTTCTGTCGGTGTCCACGCCCTCACCGATCGGTATCTGGAGCATGCCGACATGATCGTGACCCAGACGCTGCAAAAGATCAGCAACGCCATCGCCGTTTCGGACTTCACAACAGGATGGCCCCTGATTAACCATATCGATCTGCCGCGCTGGCAGGTTGAGACCCCCGACGACGACATCTTCACTGATGCCGTCGATTTCTGAGACCACAGCCAAAGAGGAGCAAACCATGGCTAACAACAACGAAGACTTCCTGAAGGTTCTCGCGACCAACGTGACGATCCAATACCCCCGCCTCAACACGACCTACCGCTACAACCCGCAGAAAAAGGTGTCTGAACCCTGCGCGGCGACCGCATCCAACGCGGCATGGTCTTTGACCTTCGAGATGACCAAGGAGCAGGCCAAGCCTCTCTATGAGCAGCTGCGCGCTCACTATGATGCCAGCAAGGCACGCAACACGTCGCTGCCCGCGTTCGGCAAGGTCTTTGGCATGAAGAAGGTGAAGGACGAACACGGGAACGAGACCGGCATGATCCAGTTCGCCACGAAGCGCAACGCGGTCAGGGGCGACGGCACCATGAGCAAGCCGCCGATGGTCATTGACGGGCAGAAGCAGCCGATCGCTGACCTGAACTTCTGGGGCGGCACCAAGGGCGTCGTGCGCGCCTACGCCTGCGCGGTGGTAGACCCCGAGGGAGTGGGAGGGATTTCACTGCTCTTAGACGCTGTCCAGCTCACAGAACCGCCGCGTTACGGCGACGGCGGCCTTGACGACTTCGAGACCTATGAGAACAAGTCGGACCCGTTCGGCGAGGAGAAGAAGCCCTTGGCCGAGCAGAAGCGCAAGGAACTTACGCAGGAACTGGACGACGAGGTTCCGTTTTGAAATAGAAGAACCCCGGCGTGAGACCAACGCGCCGGGGTTCAGGCAAATGCAGGCGGAACAGGCGAGGAGCAAGTTCCATGTGTCAGAGCAACCAAACACAAGGAAAACTATAATGCAGTCTATATCTGGTGGCAAGTGTCGTGGTGCCCACAATGTCTGACATTCGCTTCCTGACCGCCCCCGGCTCTCGCTTCACCCTCATCGACAAGCCCGGCCAGAGTTACCCCGGCATCTCTTGGGGCGAGATCGCCCGCCTCGTGGCCACTCCGCAGGCCAAGGAGAAGCAGGACGCCGCCTTTTTCATTCCCTCGACCTACCGCGAGCATGACGGTCGCTCCCACGACGCACAGCGCGAGCGTGGTGAGTTCCGCATGCTGGCGCTCGACATCGACCGGGGCAACCCTAGCCTCGACGACGTTCT